CAATCCTAAGAGTAATGTGCTTGCTATAAGCCACCAAGGTAGGGCGCTAACTTGTTTTTGTGATTTTGTGGTTTGCCGTTGTTCCTGTACAATGGTGGCTTTTTGCTGGCTTGTGGTAGTGCTTTCTTGTGTAATAGTATCCTCTTGGGTAAGGGCTTGGTTGTTGTTTTGATTTATATGTATGGTTGCCTTACCCCCTCTTATAACGAGGGCTTCATTTGAGCCGTCTCTCATACGAGTAAAATAGAGATCTTTGGAATTACCCATTTCGTCTTTGTCACTCTCAAGGGTGATTTCATAGGATTGGGATTGCTGAAGCTCAAAAGTAGCGACCTTTTGGGACTTTTCTATATGCGTAGCGCTGTCTTTTACCTCCTTTCTTTCGCTCCGCTGCTCTTCTCTGTGCTCGGTTAGGTTTGATTTCTTGCTCCTGCAACCGAAAAGAAGTATAAGGGCTAATAGTAAACTCAAAAACTTTCTCATACATTATTTTTACTTTTTTTGATTGATTTTTCGAGCCACATAAGCCCCTCTTCCAACTTGGTAATAACAAGGGATAGTTCTCTTGTACGTGGCAATTGTTCTACTTTAACGAGTAGGCTTTCATACTCTTTTTTTAGTTCTTTTACTTCTGTCATAATGATTTATTTTACTTTTTCAATTTCTTTAATGAGTGTTTTGAGGCTATCAGCATAGTTCGGAGCAGTGGCATAGCCTACCTTTGCTACTTCCTCTGCAAACTTGTAAGGGTCTGCTTTGACCTCCAACGCTTTGGCGTATCGTTTGTTCCTGAAAAAGAAATTAGCATGGTCAGTAAAGCACTCTTCAGGGGTATCGTATTTCATAAACCAATCTCGTACGATATATAGGTATTTGCCATCTGTACGTTTGGTGATACTAATCACTTCAGGGAATTTGCTATTTTCGTTAGGAGTAGTGAGTACCTCTGTAGTTCTTAGGAGTTGTTTTTTCTCCTTGGGAGTGCTACCAACAAGGCTCTTAGGCACTTTTATACCAAAGAAATTATTCCCTATAGGACTTTTTCCCCATGCACTCTCCAAACCTGCTTGAGCAAGGATAAATAGTGCTGATATACCTGTCTTTCGCTCGCTTTCAAGGGCTACTGGCTTGTAGGTTTTGATAAAATTAATCTGTGTTTGGTTCATGGTCTTCTGTTTTAGGTTCACTTGTTTTTGTTCCGTTTATTTCGTCAAAGAAATCTTTTAATTTGCCCTCTCGCTCATAGTTATAGAGAGCTTTCATAACGAATTGAGGAGGAAACTTTCCATTTGTAAGGATAAATGCGTTCTTTAGGATTTTACTCACTGGATATAGTAATGTGGTGAGTTGTACTACGCTTTTAAATATCTTACCCATTTCAGATTCATCAAGAGGAATATTAAGCAAGGATAAGGAAATATATACAGCAACTATAATAAATACCATTTCTGTATTCTTGACAAGAAATTCCTTGATGTCAAACGTTCCTGTCTTAAAATGATATACCCCCCCTACCAAAGCATTCAGTAATAATGCTGTACATATACCTGCGTAAAAGAACTCATTTTTGTCTTTCCACATAGAGAAATACGAGTACAGCATCAACAAGGGAATGCTTTTAAAAAAGGCAATGAAGAAGTAATACACCCTATCTCTGAAGTGTATCTTATCGTCAAAGTAAAAAAGTAGTACTATAGGAGTTGCCCATATAGCTATTTTTGTTTTGGCTTTTAAAAACCATTTAAAAAATTTGTCCATTTAAGATTGATTGATTAGTTTGTCTAATTCCTCGTTGTAGTCAGGGCTTTTATCAGTTATCACATTGTCTTTGTTCTTGTTATTATTGGAACTTTCAGGATTTATACTATTGTACAAAAGCAAATTAGCATAGGATATTTCATACAAAGCCTCATAGACACTTACATTGGGATATTGTTTTAAAAAACCACCGACTATCGCCCAGAGGCTGTCATTTCGCTCACTTTCCTTGTCGGTTTTAGCAGATTTGCTTCGTTTAGGAAAGTGATAAGCATAAAAAAATCGGTAGTCTGCATTTTCCCGAGTAGCTGAATGAATAATATCCCTACTTCTTGAATGCTCATTTGGTAGAAGATCTTATCAGTGAGCCGTTTTATTTGGCGTTCTTTGGGGTTCAGCCACTCCTTAAGCCATTGCCAAAAGGTTGGCTTTGGGTGTGATGCTCCAAGTATCATCAAAGCTAAGGCGCGGGCAACATGCTTACCATAAGGGGCTTTTTGGAAGGCTTCTCCTATGGTCTTTTCTCTATTGATTTCCTCCATGGGTATATGGGCTATCTCTTGAGATACAAGTATCAAGGTGCCAATAGTGGGTTGTGGTACTTGGTACTTTATTCCTGCTATGGTTACCTCTTCGGCTTGTTGCAATAGGGTTTGTGCTGTTTTTTGTTGAATATTGTCCATCTTTTTAGTGATTAACGATTAATGATTAATGATTAGTGGTTAGCCTCTTGTCACTAACCACTAATCTCTAATTACTAACTGTACTGCTTGAGCATTTTTCCAGTCTTTGGTTTCAGAGCGGTGAAGGTGTATTTTATCTTACCTCCGTTCTCACTGTCCCAAGTCCTTACTACAGACACGCTGGCGCGGTCTATGATAAAGCCCTTGGCACTGGTGTTTTCAGGGGTAAGGCGTACCGCGTACTGGTCAAGGACAATCCCGTCATTGTCGGGAATAGGAGCGGTTAGGTCGTCCGTCTCATAGATTTCAAATTCCAGCTTGTACTTGCTGACATTCTTACGGGTAGCGATCACCTCGCCGCCCTCTACTTTGGCTTCCTTGCTCTCACCTTCTTCAGTTTCCAATTTGGTAGTGTTTTCCACTGGGGTAGGGAAAGCCTTCCAAGTAGGTGTACTGGGCAAGTCGCCGTTTTCTAATTTTACATATTCTATTCCTGGTTTTCCCCAGCTTAAAATGTTTGCCATGTTCTAAGTGTTTTAATAGTTACTAAATCTTTTGTATCTGAGGACGACATTAACCAAGGTTTGATTATCATCTTCCTCAAAGCTATGAATGGTTTGTTCCTGATAAAAACGATATTCATCAGTGATACGAGTTACTAAGCCACAGATAAAGGCTTCTATCTCCAAAATACGAGCAATGTTTTTTATTTTTTTCTGTGCTCCTGCATTGATTTTAGGTACATAGAAGTTAATATTTACCTTACCTTCTTGTATATCCTTATTAATGCCTGTGAGAAAGCCTATAACACAATCCTCCTCAAAAGAGTTGTGTGGGCGGGTGCCTTGCAAATACACTCCTCCACGGACAAAAGCGCCTATCTCGGTTTGGAAAGTGTCAAAGACATCCTTTTCTATCTGTGTGCCTCCTTTTTTCATGATCCATAGAGTTGTTTTAATATGTTTTCAGCCATAAGCTCGGCACTGGAAAGCACATTATAGCCTTTGGCTTCTACATAAGCAGCGTAATTCATTCCTGCTACTACTATCAGCACCAAGCCTTTGGGATATTTGGCTTTGATAGTGTCAAATTGTTTACGATTGAGCTTGTTAATATTACTTTGTGATTGCTCTATTCCGTCCAATAGCACCACATAGCCTACGGAATTTCTAAGGTTACCAGTTCTATCGGTATAGGAACCATTATCTCTGGCTTCAATGATAGAGCGTTCGCCTACCTCTATGAATTTTTGAGTGGCTGCCTTGATGTACTTCTCCTTGATTTTGTCAAAGGCAATGTTTAGCTTTCCTTCTATCATTATACTATGATTTTAGTTCGTCCTACCCAATCGGCATGCTCTATGCTTTGTACTTCAAATTCGCCTAATTGCTCTCCTTTGCCGCTTATAAGTCGTACCCTCTTGGCGTTGAAAATATGCAGCCCGTAGTCAAACCATACCGTATAGCTGCTTTGGGTAAAAGTAGTATCCTTGAAAGTACCCCGCTGATTATAGGTATTAGCTACAATGTGACAAGGAATAGGATCTCCCCATAGAAGGGTAGCCTCTTGAGGAATACCTCCTACCAAGCCGCCGCCTGTGGTGGTCTGTATCTGCAATGTGCCATTATCTAATATCATCGGAATATGACTTTAGGTTTCTTACTTAGTTCGTCCTTAAGACCTAACCGCTTACACTCATTGCTGTAGAAAGCAATTATATCGTCTTTGCTGGCCCTTGCGAGGCTGGTTCCTCCTTCTGATATAGAGCTGGGACGTAAGAGAATTTGAGGGATAAAGCGGATAAAGGCTATATACAAGTTTCTTTGCTCTTCTGCGGTGGCTTCACCTGACAAATCGGGGATGTTTAAGTCTAAAAGGTCGGCCTCAGTGAGAGAAAGCCCCAATGAGGCAAACCTTTGACGGAAATAATCCTTTTTAGTCATATTAACCCATGTTAGAGGTGTTAATTACTGCCATGCTCTGTGGAGCAGCGAAGCTCGGCATCCACTCGCAACCATACTCGATAAAACGCCCCTCTTCTGTACGTTGTGTGGTGATATAGTGCCCTCCTTCGAGTACGGTGTAGGTTTTGTTAGGCACTCTATCGGTAAGCTCGTATGGGTTATGCCACATCATCTTTCCGAGTTTGGCAGTAGGAAGCAAGGCAATACGTTCGTCTGCAAAGATATTGGTAGTAGTGCCGTCCTCTTTTACCACGTAATCTTCTACAATACGAATAGGAGGTAAGCCAATACCTGTAAAGAGTTGGTTAGCCATTTGCTCGGTGATAATACCTCCTGATACCCCAATTTGCGCCCCTCCTAATACCATTTTGTAGGTATCCTTGAACTCGTTGGAGGTAATTATACGCTTGTTGAAAGTAGTTCGGCTCATTTCCATTGCGGCAAAAGAGCCTACATTTACCCTTGTTTCCTCTACTATCTTTTGTAGATAGCTGATAAATTTAGGCTTTTCGGCACTGGTAGGGTCAAACTTAATCACTGGTAATTCCATGTCTATAAGAGTAACCCCTTCCTTGTTGTCAGCTAATCTCACCTCGCCTTTACCTGTGGAAATGAGTTGCCCAACTACATAATCCATACGCTTATGAGGGGCCAACGTACATTGACGAATATCATCGGCAAGGAAATTGATAATCTCGTCCATTACAGCTTGCTGTCCGTTTCCTGCTTGGTTATACTTGGCGATGAGGTCTTGAACAATACTTAGGCGTTCGTTGTCCATTTGAAAAGAGTTTCCTAAGGTAGCCACCTCCCCATAACCGCTACCAAGCGTTTTACGCTCACGAATCGGCTTTCCTGAGTTCTTGTCAATCACAGACCCCATAACCACACCTGTAACCGTACCGATATAGGTTTTGAAAACAGAATTTTTGGTTTCCTCAAAATCCAAATAACGTTTCCAAGCTATGGTATCGACGGAGGTCTGTACCACCCTATTAATCACCGCTTTGATGATTAAGGGGCTGTTAAATAATTTTTCTAAGGTTAAAATCATTGTTCTACTGTTTTTTAGATAAACATAAATCTTGCTCCAAGGGTCTCCTTATCCTTATCGGATACAGGCACATAGAGCTTGTTGGTTTGGATTTCATACGCCTGACCCAAAGCGGTAACAGTTGCCCCTGCTTCCTTCTTGACCCTCGCATAGTTAAGGAAATTAGCAGGGTTCTTAACTACCTTTCCTGCATTGGTTTTAGCCTCAAAGAGGACATCGCCTGCTTTTACATCCGCAATGGTAGCTGACAAGGTAAGAGTGTCATAATTGGCGTTGGTGGTGTCTATCGCTGTGATAGTGGCGCCATTAGTGCCATTACCAAGGTGCATGTTTACTTTGGCAAAGCTCCCTTTCTGTACCTTGAGCGTGGTGGCATTAATCGCTTCCACAGCCTTTACGGACTTAGAGACTTTGGCTGTGCGTGTCTTAAAATCTACCGCTAAGGGGGCTAAGACAGGGATATACTGTCCGTCATCTATATCGCTATCGTCAATATTGAACCCTCCTGCTAAGCGGTAGCCTGATTTTACGTTGTAGAGTTCTTTCTCTACCTCTTGACCCTTAAGGTCATACTTAATTCCTGCTGGCATCTTTCTTAATGATTAGTGGTTTGTCACTTGTTACTTGTCGTTAGTTTCTCGGTTTCTTGCTCAATGAGATTAGCAATAGCCTCCTCCTCTTTCTGTGGATCGTCAGGGGTATCAGGCGCCTTGGAGTAAGAAAATCCACGTGCTGAAAGCTCTTGCTCCTGCTTGCCAAAGCCCTCTGTTACAGCATTAACTAAAGTCTCCACTGCGGAGGTATCAGCAAAATCACGCCCCACGAGCGAATGTGAATAGTAGCTTTCTGGGATATTCTTTTCTTTCATCAGCCTTACGAATTGCTCCTTAAGGCTCTCGGCTGTTCTGCCTTTTTGGAACTCGGCAAAGCTATTCTGCAAGGTGTTGAGTTTCTCAATGATTGCACTCATTTCAGCATTGCCCTGATTACCCGCAGATGGAGCGGGAGTAGGTTCGTTGCTTTTCTCTGCTTTCGCCTTCCAATCGTCCGCCTCCTTCTTGTACTTTTCGCTTTCAGCCTTGAAAGTATTGACCCGATTATCAGCATAAGATTGGAATAACTTAAGCATAGCCTCAGCCCCCGTAGTGGCAGGGTCTACTTGGCTTTCTTCTGTTACATAAGAACTCAAGTTAGCCGCCACTCCCTCAAGCACTTGTGAGCTCAACCCTAAGTAGCTATACTTAGTTTTAAGCAGTTGTAAGATTTTTTCCTTGAACATAAAAAAAACGATATTATTATATGCAAAGGTACGCAAGGGCTTGAAGATAAGATGTATATGAGTTTGTTTTTTCTTTGTATTTTTTTTGTTTTTCTTTGAATATTTTCATTAAGAAAAGTTTAACTATATCAAAA